CGTACGCGATTACATCGTCATTCGCGGGCAGTCGTATCGTGTTTTGAACATCGAGAGCAATACCGTATTGCATATTTCGCCAGAGTATCGCGGCGAGTCCTATAGCGGGTCTGCCATTGGCGGATTTACGGTTTCACGCACACGAGATTTGCGGATTCCTCGCTCGCAGTGGCAAGACCCACTTGATGGCACGGGCCCGTCAGGATTCAACATTGATTTGACGCGCATGCAAATGTGGTTCGTTGACTACTCATGGTATGGCGCTGGCGTAATTCGCTGGGGCGTGAGAGCCACTGGCGGCGCAATTATTTATTGCCACACGCTACAGAGTAGCAACATCGAATACGAAGCGTACATGCGGTCAGGCAACTTGCCTGCTCACTACGAGGTTGACGGCGTTTCTCCGTCAACCCAAACTACCGCAACATATTCAAACACTGAAGTTGCAGGCTCAAGCATTTTTGTAACCACAACTGAGGGATTCCCACCAAGCGGATCAATTCGGGTTCAAAACGCTGGCGTAAGCGGAAGTGCGGAGGTGATGACCTATTCGCTCAAAACCCCAACAAGTTTTGTGATAAGCGGACGCGCCCAAACTGGCGGCTCTTTATCTCAACAAAACTTCCCTTTTAGTTCAACCGCCTCAGTCGGAATTGAATACGTTTCGCCTGACACAACCGTTGTGCTTAACCACTGGGGTTCGTCGGTCATCATGGATGGACGATTCGATGAAGACAAATCATTGATTTTCAATTTCGGCTCAACTTCAACGGTTAGCATTCCTGCGGGACAGACTGTTCCAATTATTGCTTTGCGAATAGCCCCGTCGGTTGATAGCGGCACAACGGGCTTGTTTGGCGCAAAAGAAGTTGTGAACCACATGCAATTACAACCATACGAATTGGGTGTTATCACAAGCGGCCCGTTTTTGATTCAATTGACCTTAAATGCCTTTGTTACGGGTTTTACGGGATCTTTTGTTCGGCCCGTTACTGGCACGCAAATCAGTTCTTCGTTGGCGCAAATTGCTTTAAACACAAGCGGATCCGCAACCATTACGGGTGGCGAATCGGCTATTGCGGCTTTTACCAATACCAATGGTGAAACAACATTGGATTTGCGAGACGTGCGAGATTTAGGCAACTCAATTTTGGGCGGCGGATTTTCAAACACAGCGTCAACAAACCGTGGCGGCTTCTACCCCGACGGCCCCGATGTTGTTTACGTGTCAGCCACTAACACCGGCGCGGCGGCGCAAACAATCTTGGCGCGTCTATCTTGGAAAGAAGCTCAAGCCTAAATTTGGAGCGGACAACATGAAAAAAAAGGGACTTTATGAAAATATTCATGCAAAACGTGAGCGGATTTCTGAAGGCTCTGGCGAAAAAATGCGCCGAGTGGGTAGCAAAGGTGCGCCAACGGCTGATGCCTTCAAGCAGTCAGCCAAAACAGCCAGAATGAAATCAGGCGGCAAGATGACCAAGTCCTGTTGGTAAAACATGGCAAAAAATCCATCCTTATCAGTTGGCCGCGGAGAAAAACTTCCGCAGTCAAAAGGCGCTGGATTAACGGCCAAAGGTCGCGCCAAATACAACCGCGAGACTGGGTCAAACTTAAAGGCTCCACAGCCACAGGGCGGCTCACGCAAAGATTCATTCTGCGCTCGGATGAGCGGTGTTGTAGAGCATTCAAAGGGTGACGCTCCCCGCGCAAAGGCTTCGCTAAAGCGCTGGGATTGTCCGGGATGGTGATTTGGTTAACAATGTTGAGTAGGAAGATTAATGTCGTATTCAGGAACCATTGGAACCACCGTCATAGACGTACAGACACTGATTGAACACGGTGCGCGTAGATGCGGAAAATTGGCTGAGGAGCTTACATCTGAACAGCAGGTGTCAGCAAGGGAGTCGCTGTTTTTCTTCTTGAGCCACCTTGCCAATCGCGGCATACAGTATTGGTGTATCCAGAAAAATATTCTGGGCGCAAGACCCGAAGAATACATTTATTCGTTGCCAGCGGGCACCGTTGACGCTTTGAATGTTTTGTACAGAACCATGGATCGCCCAACCGGAACGGTTGCATCTTCTGCTGGCGGCGTGGCGGCAAACGCATTTGACGGCGACACCAGCACATTTTGTCAGCAAGGCTCAGCCGCCGGAAACATTTCAATCGATTACGGCGCTGGCCAAAACATATACGTAGCATCGGTTGGCTTCTTGCCATACGTTGCTGGCGGAGGCTCGCAAACATGGAGCTACGTTTTTGAATCGTCCACTGACGGCATTACGTGGAACACTTTGTACACCGGCACAAACGTCGCCATCACTGACAACACTTGGGTGTGGCAGGACATCGACCCGGGCGCGAGCGTGCCTTACTACCGTATGAGAGCGACGGGCGCAACTACCTTGTCCTTGCGTGAGCTTTATTTCGGCACAAACGGACGTGAGATACAAATGTCGCGCCTTAACAGGGACGACTACACCAACCTGCCAAACAAAAACTTCCTTGGCAATCAGCCATTTCAGTTTTGGTTTGATAGAACGATCCCGTTGCCAACCATTTACGTTTGGCCAGTTCCGGACAATGCGTTTGTTCAGATTGTTGCTTGGTGTAGCCGCCAAATCATGGATGTTGGCGCTTTGTACAACGAGGTTGAGATCCCTCAACGTTGGTACGAGGCTGTGCTGATGAATTTGGCGCACCGCATGTCCATGGAGCTACCCAACGTTCCGACAGACAAAATCCAATATCTCGAGACTCAAGCCGTCAAGTTTTTGCTTGAGGCTGAACAAGAAGAGCGTGACCATTCGCCTATTTATTGGGCACCAAATATTTCTGTGTACACGAGGTAATCATGCCTAGATTTTTAAACACAGAAGGTTTGTCGGTCATAGCCATCGCAGTTTGCGATAGGTGCAAGATGAAGCGACCGTTGATTGCGTTATCACAGGATCGTAACTCCCCCGGTCTGCGTGTGTGTGACCAAGGTTGCAACGACGAGAAAGATCCTTACAGGTTGCCAGCAAGGCAAACAGAACGGATTAATTTAAGATTTCCGCGACCCGATCTGCCTCTCAATGGTGAGGACAATCAGTCGCCGCTTTACCGCGGCAAGTACGGGCCGACATAAAGGATAAACATGGCACAGGCAGGCTTTACCCCAATCCAACTGTTCTTTTCAAACACCGCAACCAACGTCCCTGCGGCGTTGGCTAACGGCGAATTGGCTATCAATCAAGCGGATGGAAAACTGTATTACAGAAACAATTCCGGAGTGGTGACGCAATTTTCGTCTGGCGGCGGAACTGTATCCAGCGTTGCGTTTTCCACAGGAACAACGGGTTTAAGCGTCACAGGTAGCCCAATTACAACCTCTGGCACGATAACGCTGGCGGGCATTTTGATTGCCGTCAATGGCGGTACAGGCATCGGAAGCTACGCCCAAGGTGAAATGCTGTACGCCAACACCACCACAACGTTGGATAAGGTTTCGGCAAACACCACGGTCACCAAGAAATTTCTAAGCCAAACTGGCAACGGAACAGCAGGCTTGGCCCCGTCATGGGCGCAACCGGCGGCTACTGACATCACGGGATTGGCCCCATCCGCAACAACTGACACAACCAATGCGTCAAACATTACAAGTGGCACGTTGAGTGTTTCTGTTGGCGGTACTGGTCAAACAACGTACACCGATGGCCAATTATTGATTGGCAACAGTACTGGTAACACGCTTGCAAAATCTACCTTGACCGCAGGTTCTGGCATCACCATTACCAACGGCTCGGGTTCAATCACAATCGCCGCAAGTGGCGGCGGCGGTACTGTTACTTCCGTTACTGGCACATCGCCCGTGGCATCTTCAGGCGGCGCAACGCCAGACATCAGCCTGTCTGCCGGATATGGCGACACCTTAAACCCGTACGCAAGCAAGACAGCAAACTTTGTACTTGCCGCGCCAGACGGCACTGCTGGAGTTCCAACATTCAGAGCATTGGTTGCGACTGATGTGCCTACGTTAAATCAGAATACAACAGGCACAGCCGCCGGATTGTCAGCAACCCTTGCAATTGGAAGTGGCGGCACGGGGCTGGCCACAACGCCCACAAACGGGCAATTGTTGATAGGTAATGGCACCGGCTATACCCTAGCATCTTTGACTGCCGGATCGGGCATTACAGTAACTCCGGGCGCTGGAAGCATAACCATTGCCGCAACTGCTGGCGGTGGCGGTACGGTGACTAGCGTGGATATGTCGGTGCCAGCCTTCTTGTCCATCTCCGGAAACCCCATCACCACTTCCGGCACTTTGGCCGTTGGCCTTTCTGGAACAGCGCTTCCAGTTGCAAATGGCGGCACAGGGCAAACTACCTACACAAACGGTGAGTTATTGATCGGCAATAGCACCGGCAACACCCTGACAAAAACAACTCTGACCGCTGGGTCTGGAATATCGATCACCAACGGAACAGGATCGATCACCATTGCTTCTACCGGCGGCGGAGGCTCGGTAACCAGTGTGGACATGACTGTGCCAGCATTTTTGTCCGTATCTGGTAACCCTATCACAACGTCTGGCACGTTGGCTGTGACTCTGTCAGGGACGGCGCTTCCAATTGCAAACGGCGGTACTGGGGCAACAACACAGCAAGCGGCCATTAACGCGTTAGCCGGTACTCAGACCAACAACCGCGTTTTGCGCTCGGACGGAACAAATACAACACTGTCCCAAGTGGCGCTTGGCACTGATGTGTCTGGTATTTTGCCTGTTGCAAACGGTGGCACGGCACAAAATACCTATGTAAATGGCGAATTGCTGATTGGCAACACGACCGGAAATACGCTCACAAAAGCAACTTTAACCGCCGGGACTGGAATATCAATTACCAACGGTACGGGATCAATTACCGTTGCAACCTCTGGCGTAGTTACGTCAGTTACAGGAACATCGCCTGTTGTCTCGTCAGGTGGCACAACACCCGCAATTAGCTTGGCATCAGCTTATGGCGACACGTTGAATCCATATGGAAGCAAGACGGCAAACAACTTCCTTGCGGCCCCCAACGGATCTGCTGGCGTGCCTAGCTTCCGCGCAATCTTGGCGGCTGACATCCCTACACTGAACCAAAACACCACTGGAACAGCAGGCGGGCTATCATCAACTCTTGCGGTCACAAGCGGCGGTACGGGACAAACTACCTACACAGATGGCCAGTTGCTGATTGGCAATTCCACTGGCAACACGCTCACAAAATCAACGCTTACGGCTGGCTCTGGCATTACTATCACCAACGGTTCGGGCGCAATCACCATCGCCGCATCAGGTGGTGGCGGGGTGACTGGTTTTACAACCGCACTGAACACAGCCGCACCAAATGCCACCAACAACGTTAGCTCGATTACAGCCAGCGGCGGAACAACCAATCAATACTTTGCAATCATCCCCAAAGGTACGGGCGGTGTTATAGGCGCTATCCCTGATAGCACT